TTTACCCCAACCCGCCTTCTTAGTTCCAGACATACTAAAGGGTGGACAAGGTGGACTACCATCAAGAATATCCAGCTCGTATTTTTTAATTCCTGTCATCTCCATAATCTGAGCGCCAGTCACATCTTTAATATCACCACATATATGTGGAGTGTTTGGCCAGTTCTCTAGGTAGGTGTCTACTGCGACCTGTTGAAATTCATTCACAAAACGACAATCGCCACCCGCCAGTTTATAACCAGCAGATGATCCACCGCCGCCTGCGAAGAAGGATATATATGTGAACCGTTTACGATCAGAAGATTCTTTAAGCTCGTCTAGTGTGTAGCGATAATATCTCATCCAAAAAAATCCTCTAATGTTCCAACTTCATCGTTTTTCAATATCCAGTTCATCTTATCCGTTATCACACGCAGCGGAGCTAGAAATGAATCTTCGTATTGACTAGTATAGTCAACCATCGGCAATATGTCAAGTTCCTTTGGTATCTTTGTCATAAAAGAAAACGCAGAAGCTTGATAGATATTGTCTTTAAGATTCACAAATTTCACCTTGTCTCCTTCTTGAATAGTAACGTACTTATTGCCAAGTTTGTTCTCATCTACGAGATGGTTGTAGAGTATTGCACCCTTAACATGCTTGGGTGCGCCGAGTGCAAATAAACGATCTGTTCCACGAAACTTCTTCAGTCCATTACAGGAGCGGGGATAGGCAATTTCTTCTGGTGGCAATGTCATAAACTCCTCACGAAAATCTTGTATGAATGTATTTAGCATTTCCTCATCACCACCCATGATGATCCTGATTGCTTCCTTCAACTTCTCCCGACATGGTGCAGGAGTTGAACTCTTAACGCTTTCTAGTCCCATGATCTTGAGTTTAGGTTCCTTGTATCGCACACCTTCCATATCATACAGGTTTAGAATGTATCGTTTCTTTGCAGTCCATATTCCCTTGTCAGCAATTGCCTCTCTACCCATCTCCATCTTTTGTTCGTATGCGTTAGTTACCTTAGCAAGAGCCTGATAAGCGTTATTAATGTGAGGTTCCAGCTTCTCTTTTGCAACCTTGTCCAAGAAATTGACAATAGTGTTAGTGTCTGTTCCCTCTTTAAACACCTTACTAACCAACTTGTCAAAAGTGATGTATACGCTGTCTGTGTCCGAAGCAATAACGTAGTCCATGTCCTTCGTTTCCAAAATTTTGTTAAGATAAATGTTAAGACTTTTTTCAACCCACCGAATAGACAATTGGCCAGATGTAGTAATTGCAGTGGCAACCAGCAAATCAAAATAACGAAACCAATTATTACCAATAGCACCATATGCGCTGTTAAGAGAAATCTTCTTCGCCATTTGGATGTTGTTGTATCGGGCAATGTCTTTAAGTAGAGACTTTTCCCCAGTGTTTTCATACTCTTGTTGAGCGTCGAGCATAAGTCTTTTATATTTGACACGATCATTATACATGCCCTCCATTAGTTCTGGTAAAAACCCACGTTTGTCTTTGCGAAAGAATGCACCGTTGGGCGTCATGCAATACTCTGTGTCGTTCTTTACCTTGCCTGCCAACATCTTATCAACCATACCCTCAACAAGTTTAGCGTCCTTGTTTACTAGTGTCTCAGGTGAGATGTTGTACTGCATGATAAGATGAGGATACAGAGAGTTCAAGTCAAACGACATAACCCACTTGTGCATACCCACCTGTGGGTCTTTCACATAAGCACCTTCGAACTTCTCTACCTTCTTGTGTTCTTTTTTCTGTGGAATCACAAGGTTTCTTTCGCGCAGATAGTTGTAGATAAGGATATCCCAATACCGCACAGTGCCAAGCACATCAGTAAAATTAACCTTTGCCTCATATGCCATCGTCAATGCAAGTTCAATCAGCTTCATCTTGTCTTCAAGACGGTCAACAATCTCCACATCTTGAATGTTGTATTCGATGAACGACTGATAATCCTTAGTGTACCACTCACGAAATGTTTCGAAGGGATTACCGTCCTTGCGTTCACCTAGTTCGACAAACGCAATGTGGTCCAGACGATAGGACTCCTGATTGGTGTATGTAAACTTACGATACAGATCAAAGTAGTCCAATGCAGCGATGCCATCTAGAGTATAGACTTGATGAGTACGGCCCATCTGATATACATCACGCGCAAATACATTTCTCCACGGCGACAGACGTTTGACCTCTTCTTCATCGAATACGTTACGAATACGATTGCAGAGATAAGGAATATCAAAGAACTCTGTATTCCAGCCAGTGATAATATCAGGTGTGTGCCGTTCCCAAAATGTTAGAAACTCTTTCAACAGATGCACTTCACTTTCACACTGCACATAGGTTACATCATCACGGTCTGTTACGAACTCACCAATGCCCCAGACAACGATGCGTTTGGTCTGGTGATTCTTGATAGTGATGGACAGCATAGGTTCTGCTGCATCTTCTGGTTTAGGGAAACCGTTCTCACACTCCACCTCAATATCGATGGTGACCATGAGCATCTGGTCCAAATCCCAATCGACCTGATTAGGATATTCATCAGCAATCCAGCAATAGGGATACTGTGTGTTACCAAACATAATGTCTTTTTGGTTCTCACGATCAGACACCCACTGTTTGGCTTCTTTGATCGAATCAAAATGGTGTGGTTTTACACTCTGACCATCCAGAGTTTTATAGCCAGTCTCCTCACGGGTATTGACCAGATCGAACAGCGTAGGTTCATACTTAACTCTGCGAGTTGTGCGTTCTCCATTCCTGACCTCACGGACAAGAATAGAGTTACCGTATTGCAATACGTTTGTGTAAAAGTTCATATAAAGACTATATCAGGTTTCAGTAGATTTGTCAAGGGTCCAATTGTCACGATTCATATACATCTTCAAAATTTCTTTAGTGATGCTACGATCCTTACCTTTGATTAGTGGTTTTGCAGCAGACTTCGAAAGTACTGCTTCAATACCCATCAAGCCGGGAGTAGAATTAACTTCGATAAAATAGGGACTTTCTTTATCCCTATTCTTTGCGGGAATAAAATCAACACCAACAACCTGACCTTGAACTGATTCTGCTGCCCGTAAAGACTCTTGTGCTTCACGTTCTGTCAATTCATGAGATACTGGTTCTGATCCTTGGGAGACGTTACTTCTGAAATCATCTCCAACGACAGGTCTTTTAATTGCACCTAGAATCTCACCAGCTGCGATGATAACACGAACATCATAGTCTGTCTTTATATATTCTTGAAGAAGAACATCGACAAACTCATCTTCCCTATGAAGCAATTGAATAACACTGTGAAGTGCTTTTAGACTTTCAATCCAGATAACACCAACACCCCGTGACCCAACAGCGGTCTTGAGAATCATTGGGAACTTATTACCCAATCTTTTCGCTGCATCCTCAGCACCTTCTGAATGACGAACTAGGACTGTGTTTGGTGTACGAATATCATTTTGCTGAAACACAATCTGGTTATACCATTTATCATTGCAAATATCATGACATATAACAGGATTGATAAGAGTGTAACCCTGACTCTCCAGATTGAGACAAGCAACTCGCCAAGACAGATTACCTGTCTTAACCGTTGAACCAATACCTCTAGCCATCACCAATGTATTCTCAGGATTTATGCGAAATGGTTTATCATACTCAGCATCATCTTTCATACCGGGCAGTTCTACCTTACCATCATCATCCACAGGGAAAGAGTATACCAATTGGTCCTTACCCTTGTCTTCCATGTACATTCCAGAAAACTCAGCAAGGTACACTTCAATACCCAAATCAGATGCTTTCTTACGAACCATTGGTCCAGTTTCATTTGGATCAAGCGGATCATCATGAGACAGAATTAATAGTTTGTATGGCTCTCCTTTTGCCTCTGTGATGAATGACTTGAACTGTTCCATTAGACTTCTTTTTTCTTTCCAATGTTGTATTTAGTTTCTAACGTCCAGTCGGACTTCTCAGAATACGATAAGACCTTAATCTGACTAAGTGGGGCAAGTTCGCCCATTTCGCCAATGATATTAACAAGCCCCCAATCTTTTAACAAATTAGTAATCGTATTCCTACGGGAAATATCATTTTCTGTTAGGTTTGTATTCTTACCATCAAGAGCAAACAACTCCTTGAAGTGAACAATAAAATACCTACCCTGCTTGTGCAGAATATGGCATGACTGATATAGTTTCTTTTCTTTACGGGATGCAACGCCAATACGAGATAAAGTCTCTCTTACCTTCAAAAAGTCATCAGGTTCTTTCAACCCAATTTCTAGCATCTGATCCGGTGTCCATTTAATCTCTTCCATGTTTTCCACCTTTATATAATCTTCTTTTTATGGCAGAAATTTGTTCATCAGTCAATATATCAAGAGCGGATTTAGCCTTTGCATTATTATACCCATAAAACTCTTTAACATACTCTAGATTCTCTAATTTCGTCGCCTTCAACCACGGGGTAAATCTCTTCCTTGGCCTCAGACTATTTATCAAAAAATCAAAC